CTGGATTTATTGCAGGGTCAATTGTTATATCATATAACTTTACTGTAGGTGCAGTATCTAAAACGGTTATCTCGCCATTCCAATAAACCTGATGAGTTATTGGTGACTGTGTATTAATTAATATCTCTGCCATTTTATAGGCTTAGATTAGTGGTAGAACTCCTGAACCTCTTTAGGGGTTGCTAATCTAAAACCTGCCTCCTTGTCAAAAATTGCTTGGGCCTGCTCTTTATTCATAGCAATATATGGATGCTCTTTCGTAAATGTAAACCCTTGAATGTCATAACGGAAATTATCTCTTTCCATTTTAACTAAAACTGTATCTTCTGGTTGTTCCTTCTTAGGATCAAACTTAGGAAGAACTTCTACTGACATGTCTTCTGCCTCTTCTAAATCGTTTACGGTCTTTTGATATACCGCCCAGGTAACTCCCTCTTCTGAGAGCGCTGCAATTATGTCTATTTTATTTTTTAAACCGTTGATTTCAACTCCGAAGTCTTCGGCTATCTTTTTTAGTTCAGATACTTTTAATGTCTCAAATGACATGTAAATCTCCTTATTCTCGTCAATCAATTATAGCATTAAGAAATTTAAATGAAAAGCCCCCCAAAAATTAATTTAGGGGGCTTTTTTGCAGATCTAAATCCTATAAATTAGGAAGCGACCTTAACGTTCTTAACAACTACCCATGCGTCTGCTTGCTCGATCTGAACGCCTACACGAGTATACATTGTGTACTCGATAGAGTCCTTACGTGGCCAGAAGAAACGGTAAACAGTTACGTCACGCTTGATACCAATAACTACGTTATTTGGGAATGTCAAGTGGATGTCACCGTGTGAACCAGCTGCGCCTGAATAATCGCCAGACTGTGTTTCTGGTAGAAGAGGAACTTCTACAATTGGGATACCGAATGCGTATGGTGCAACGTATCCTGCTGGGCCACCAAGAACAGGAACATCACCACGGATGATGCCAGAAGCAATATCCTGTGGGTTAACGTTCTGAATGTTCTGTGATGTGCTGTATAGATAATCCTGGATCAAGTTTGAGCCAGAAAGGAAGCGAAGGTCTGTACGACGTTGCTTGTACTTACGTGGAAGTGCCTTCAATGCGCTGTTAAATACAGCACGAGAAATATTAGCACCCTCTGCGTCAACTACGTGACCATAAGACTTAGCCTTCTTAACTGCGCCATCAAAAGACTTGTAAAGTGCATCGCCTGTAAGATCCTCATCACCGTTAAGGATAACATCTTCGATGTCATTTCCTGCCTGTGTTGCCATCATACGTGCAATGTGATCTTCTAGATCTGCACCCTCAATATTGTCTTCGAGTGACTCTGTTGAAAGCTCCCAGTCCATGCGTAGCTTCTTAGTTGTAAGAGAGATCTTTGAGAAAGTTACTCCGCTATTTACAGCAGTGTTCTCTCCTTCAGATGCAAGCTTTACAAGCTTCTCTCCGATTGACATACGATCAATCTCTGTTGTATCAGCTTTCATTCGGACAGTACGTGCAACCTTACCAATTACGGTAGCATCGAACATATAGTCTAGGAATCTAGCTGACTGTTCTGGGTTAAGGAGACCACCATTTCCGTTTTCGGAAGCTGTGTGAACGCCTGAACCACCTGTTGATGAGCCGAAGCCTGTTGATACTGTTGTACCAGCTGCTGCAGCCTTTTCTAACAATTCATTACTCATTTATTTTCACCTACCCTATTAGTTGAAGATTTCATTTACGGAACCGAGGAAAGCACCGTGCCATTTTGAATTTGACTTTGTTACTACCTCTGATCGGCCAAGATCTGAGGACTTCTTAATTGCGGTTTCGCCTTCTACAGCATCCACACGCTTTTGAACACCTTCGATGGTGCCCTTGATTTCTGTCACAGCTGCACTAAGTGCAGTGTGCTTTTCTGCTAACTCTGTGATTTGAGCATTTACACTCTTGCTGAATGCCTCAACAGTTTCTTTGATTTCTGAAACCTGAGCAGCATTAGCTTCTGTTGCTTTTGTCACTGTCTCTGAGAAAAAGCCCTTTAGGTCGCCTAGCATTTTTGCAAAATCAGGTTGTTCAACCTCTTCTGTTGTTTCGGCTGCTTTTTCAACGGAGTCGGCAGGAGTTGTTTCTTCTGAAACGATATCAGATTTTTCAAGATCTGCTTCTGCTACTGCATCCGCAGGAGTTGAATCTGCATCAGTTGCCTCTGCAACTGGCGCCTCTGATACTGGTAGAGCTTCTTCTACTACAGCTGGAGCTTCTACTACAGCTTCAGCTTCTTTGTTAACATTAAGCTTTTCCATCTCATTACCTCCTTCTACGTTTGCCTGTTTTGCTATTTGTACTTCAGGCAACGGTAATCTTGACTTCTGAAATGAAGCAAGAATCTTATCTATTTCTTTCGCTTTATTTATATCTGAACTTTCTACCCAACCAATTAATGTTGCAGGCTTACCGCTGATTGGTGAGTTAAAAGTTTTTTCTGTTGACATGAAGATTGAATCGCTATCTTCACAATAAAAAATATTTTCTGTAACAACTTCTGCAGCCATTCCTTTAAAAACAAGTTGTCCATTTGATTTAGAAATTGAAAGAACATTGCAAAGCTGGTTTGCTGGAGAGTCAACAATTGACAATTCAATTAGTTCATAGTTCTTGATAAATCTAACTTGCTCTCCTGTTGACTTGTTCATTTCGTTATCTGCTTCTAGAATCTTTCCGCCAATTGAAAAACCAGAAAGAGTGCCATCAAGAACTTTTTCCCAAGTATCT